CGCGAAATGCCTCCGCTGCGTTATGACGACCGACGTCTACGAGGGTCAATTCGGGCAGGCCAAGGGCTATCCGTGGATCCAGGCCTATCTCGACTGTGAAAACAATCACATCATCAAGGAATATCCGATGTGGTCGCACGGTGTCACGCTGCCGCGCTGGCAGACCGTGTCGGGCTCGCAATATGCGTACTCTCCTGCGACTGTTGCGGGCCTCCCTGATGCTCGTCTCCTGCAGGCCATGTCTCTGACACTCCTCGAGGCCGGGGAGATGAGCGTCAGACCTCCAATGATCGCAACGCAGGACGCCGTGCGCGGCGACATTCAACTGTATTCAGGAGGCATCACCTGGGCGGACGTCGAATACGACGAGCGGAAAGGCGATGTCCTGCGGCCGATCACTCAGGATCGCCGCGGTTTGCCCATGGGCTATGAAACGGCCGAGCGTCAAATGGGGATGCTGGCCGAGGCCTTTTATATCAACAAGCTCACCCTGCCACCGCCCGAGGGTGATATGACCGCGTTTGAAGTGGGTCAGCGCGTGGAGGAGTACGTCAGACAAGCCCTGCCATTATTTGAGCCGATGGAACACGAATACAACGGCCAACTCTGTGAAGATACGTTTGATAGTCTCCTCCGCGCGGGGGCCTTTGGCTCGGTGCAGGACATGCCGCCCGAGCTCCGTGGCCGCGACGTGCACTTTCGATTCACCAGTCCGTTGCACGATGCGATGGACCGCAAAGAAGCGTCGACCTTCATGGAGTCGGCCGAGCTCATTCGCATTGCGCTCGAGATGGATCCGTCCGGATCCGCACTCGCACACTACGACTCGTCGCAGGCGCTTCGTGCCGCCCTCGAGGGTATCGGTGTGCAGGCTCAGCACATTCGCTCCGAGCAGGTTGCTCAGCAGATCATCACGCAGAATGCAGAACAGGCCGCCGCCGAGGAACAGGCAGCGATTATGAGAGACGAGGGTGCCGCCGCAAGGGAATTCGCCGCCGCCGAGAAAAATCTTGCACAGGCCGGATAATTGCTTAAAAAGAAACTCGAGGAGTGCCTCCCAAAAGAGGACCCGTTAGAGCGCCCCGACTACACCGAGGCCGAGATCCAGTCACTCCGGGCCGTATGGAGTGGCGAGGCCGATTCACGTCAGCAACGCATGGCGCTCGACTTTCTGATGCGCGCCTTCGGTACGCATGACATATCATTCAGGCCAGCCGATCCGCACCTGACATCGTTCGCCGAGGGCAAGCGATTCGCGGGCACGACGATCGTCTGGGCCCTGAAACAAGCACCAACCAAAACCGATCCTGATAAGATCTCAACACGCAGAATAGGAGACGATCCAGATGCCAGACCAGATAATCGATGATGATGGCCAGGGCGGCGGCCAGCAAAATGCCGTAACGACACACTGGTACGACGGCCTTGCCGGCGACGACGAGGCTCGCCAAGAGCAGCTGTCGCAGTTCGAGACGCCGGAGGACTTTTTCTCGGACTACAGCGCCGCCAAGAATCGCGACTGGCGCGCGGACATTGCCGGCGACGACGACAAGTTCAAGTCGACGCTCGAGCGCTACGCGGATCCGCAGGCCTTCGGCAATGCGCATCGCGAGGCGGTGCAAAAGATCCGCTCCGGTCAGATGCGCCCGGAACTGGCCGAGGACGCCGACGAGGAGGCGGTCAAGGAATTCCGTCGCAACAACAACATTCCGCTGGAAGCGAGCGGCTACCTGGATAATCTGCCCGAGGGGCTGGTGATCGGCGAGGAGGACAAGGAACTGCTCACCGATTTCATGGGTGCGCTGCACGGTGCCAATGCCGATCCCGCGATCGCTCACGCCGCAATCGAGTGGTACAACGATTTCGAGGAGCGCCAGCAGGACGCGGTCGCCGAGCTCGACGGCGAACAGTCGCGCGAAGCGACCGACGAGTTGCGCAATGATTGGGGCAAGGACTACCGCGCCAACATGAATCTGATCAACGGCCTGCTCTCGAACTACATGGGCCAAGAGGCCTCCGAGCAGCTGCTCAACGGTCGCTACAAGGACGGTCGCGGCTTTATGAACGACACTAACGTCCTGAAAGGACTGGCGGAATTGGCTCGCAAGGTGAATGACTTTGCGCCGCTGATCGAGCAGGACCCCGATCAGCTGAAAGGCCTGCACGACGAGATCGCCGAGATCGAGGGCAAGATGGGCACGTCCGAGTACAAGAAGTCCGACACGATGCAGGCTCGACTCCGCGAGCTTTACGATATACGATCGAGGCTCGATCAGGACACCGCCGCATAGGGAATTGCCATGTCTGGATTGCTCAAAAAGGCCAAGCGCAAAGGCGCGTTTCAAGCTGCACCTGGATCTCAGGGTTTGACCGGAATCCCCGCCGGCATGCAGGATCCCGCGCGCCGCGCCGGGCCCGACACTGGCGCCGATACTGGCGGCCCGCGGCGGCGTCCTCCAATGGACCGCCGTCGCCGGCAGGGCAACCGTCGCCTTGGCACGGAGGTCCGCACCCCGCTCGCGCCGTAGGAGGCCATCATGCCGAAACTGCCACCGCCGAAAATGAGAAAAGTCACGTCGCCGATCCTGGAAGCGCAAAAGAAGCGCGGCCATGGGCCGGGCGGCCCGCACACGCCGGGCGCCAAGGCCAAGCGCGCTAAACACAACGACTTCGATCACAGCAAGACAAGCCAGCGGAAAAAGTAATGGCCGAGGTCGCGCCGCAGACACATTACGCCGGTAACGGCAAAGGAGGTCGCATGCCTTTCAAGAAAAGCGGATCGGGCACCTACACGTCGCCGAGCGGCAAGAAGTACACGAAAAAGCAAGTGCGGCTATACTATGCGACCAAGGGCTTCACGAAACCCCCGAAAAGGAGCAGTTAGATGGCTGTACGGAAACCAGGATTGAACGACGCGACGCCGGCCGGATCTCGCAACCGCCGCGTGAATCGCTTTGATGGCGCTGGCGACAATGACCCTTTCAACCGGCATGTGCTCGAGCTCGAGGACACCACGATCGCCTTTGTCACGCCGAATCAGATCACCGATACCGGCAACCGGCTGGCGCGCTTTGAGCCGAACTCGATCATCGAGATCTCTGGATCCGGTGCCGAGGATGGCCAGTATCAGGTCGCCACGTCTGTAGCGGGTGCTCTGACGGTAGTCGAGGGCGGTATTGCCAGCGCGATAGCCGGGCCAAGTGTCAAGATCGTGGCCAAGAACAATCGCAACCGCAATCGATTCTCGTCACTGGTGGCTTGACCGTGGCCAACGTCTGAGCTAGATTCGCAGATACCACAGCAAGGCCGGCTACCCCGTAAGGCTCCCGGCCGCCTACCGGCTCCCTGCCGGCAACGCGAGGCCCTCGTCAGAGATACCCCTCGCAAAGCCCAAGCAGGCTACCCCGATTAGTGGAAACGGACTTTTCATTTTTTGGAGGACGCCTAAATGGCTGAAACTGCCTATCAAATCCAGTATCGCCAAGAGTTCATTCATGGATTCGAGCAACTGGTATCCCTGATCCGTGGCTGGACAACCACGGAATCGGTGATAAAGGGCAATCAGGCTACGTTCCTCGTTGCTGACTCGGGTGGAGCCGAGGCCAAGACGCGCGGCGTCAATGGACTCATCCCCGCTCGTGGCGACAACCTGAACCAGCCTGTTGCAACGCTGGTCGAGTGGCACGATCTCGTGCGCAAGACCGATTTCAACATCTTCGCCTCCCAGGGCAATCAGCGCGCCATCATGCAGGCGACGACGATGGGTGTGATCAATCGCAAGATCGATCAGGACATCTTTGGCGATCTCGCCACGTCGACTGTCAATATCGGCGCCGCTGTGACCGCCAACACGCTGCGCACCCTGCGCGGCAAGACGGTCCTCGGTAACAACGAGGTTCCGTGGGATGGCTGGATCTCATACATCGTGACACCGGCCTACGAGGCCTACATGATGGGTGAAAACGACTTCTCGAGTCGCGACTACACCATGAACGGCCCGTTTGATGCGGCCGATCCGGCGTGGCGCGACCGGCCTGTCACCTACCGTTGGCTCGGCATGAACTGGGTTGTTCATCCGAACCTCAACGGCGGCGGCGGTCCCGGCTCTGCGACCGAGGAGACGTATATGTTCCACAAGTCAGCGATAGGCCATGCCTACAACGCCGACGACATGGAAATGAAGGTAGGTTACGACGAGGAGCAGGATTACTCCTGGGCCCGTTGCTCGATCTACATGGGCTCAGTGCTGTTGCAGAATTCTGGCGTGTGCATCGTTGCACATGACGGCTCTGCACTGGCCGCAGCGTAAGGAGTAATGACTCATGGCATACGATACAAATAGCCTGAACGTCTCGTTCCCGCGCGTAGGTGCCGGTGCTGGCGGCGCCAATGCTGGCGAGAGCTCTGCCATCTGGACCTATCGTTCCGCCGATGCTGCAGTCGCGGTGCAAGCCGCGGGTTACATCGACGACGGCAACGAAAAGGGCCTGCAGGTTGGTGACATCGTCCACGTCGTAGTCAACGGAACGTCGGTAACGCCGTCCGTTGTGACGGTAGTGGCGGCCAACGGCGACGTCACTCTGGCCTAACGGCTGGCATAGCAGAGACATCTGCGCGACAATCCGGGGGCCGCTCCATGTGGGGCGGTCCCCGTTTGTTTATGGAGACAGTCAATGGCAGAACCAGCAAAAACACTCGATGACCAAATCGAGGACGAGAAAACGCAGGATCCCGAGCCCTCGGACGAGGGTGCTGTTGTAGTTCCTGACGCGGTCAAGCCGGTCGGTGTCAACCGATTCCAGCTGCGCGCCGAAAAGGAAAACGACTTTCGTGTCGACGCCAAGGTCGGCACAACGCCGGAGCAAGTCCTAGATCCGGCATTCTGGGAGCACATTGCCCGCCATCTGCAGATCACCGACACGATTACGGTGGTCCGCGAGGACGTCGCGTGGAAGATGCGCGTGATCGTTGTTGACTGTGGCCACAATTTTGCCTCGGTCATCAAGGAGGCGTTTTACGACTACGGAACCAGTCACGAGCCAAGCGACAAGCTGCCGGGCCGTTACAAGGTCGGTTGGGCCGGCACGTCGAAAAAGTGGCGAGTGGAGTTCGACAAGAAGCCGCTCAAGGATGGGTTTGCAACCAAGGAGCTCGCGCACCGCTTCGCGGCGAATCACGCTCAGGCTCTCAAGCGATAGCCGAGCAAGGAAGGTCACAAAGCGCAGGGACGCGCTGGCCTTGGAGGAAACATGCCAAGTCAACTGTCAATCTACAACGGGTCGCTTAGCATCCTGGGCGAGCGCAAGCTGGCGGCACTCGACGAGAATCGCGAGCCGCGCTACAAGCTGGATGCGATCTGGGACAATGATTTAATCGATCGCGTCCTGCACATGGGTCAGTGGAATTTCGCTCAGCGCACGGTGCAGCTGCAGCCGAGCCCCGACATCACGCCGGCATTCGGCTACCAGTACGCATTCGGCAAGCCGGATGATTTCATCCGCACGATGCTGGTCTGCTATGACGAGTATTACAACAACCCGATCACGCGCTATTCGGATCAGGCCAATTTCATCTACACGGACGCGGATCCGATCTACTTCGGCTACGTGTCGAACGACGATCAGTTCGGCGCCAATCTTTCCTTGTGGCCGCCGAATTTCACGGAGATGGTCGAGCACTACATGGCCTACAAGGTTGGCCCGCGCATTGCCGGCCTCGATGTCAGTGACAAGCGTCTGGCGCGCGACTGGAAAATGTGGCTGGCCGAAGCGAAAGCGGTCGACGCCATGGAGGATC